CAATAGCTACCACAATAGGAAGTAATATATTTATTCAAGATTCACAACTTGAAAGCGGAAGCGTACCGACTACCTACCAAAAGACGGAAACAAGACTTAACATCCCAAGACTTGACTACTCAAACGGTACTTGTCCAAGTTTACTTGTAGAGCCACAAAGAACTAACATCGCTCTTTGGAGTTCGTCTTTTAATAACGCAGCTTGGGAAAAACTTGCAACTGGAAGTGGCTCAACAATTCCTATTGTAACTTCAAATTATGCAATTAGCCCAGATGGGACGCAAAACGCAAGCCGCTTACAATGTACTTTAGGGTCAAGTGGATATTCACTTATTCAACAAGGATTTATTATTGGTGGTACACACACTGGTTCAATATGGGTTAAAAGCAATACAAGCTCAAATCAAAATATATATTTCAGAGTGTCTTCAAACACTACTGCTTATGTTGTAACTCCAAATTGGACAAGAATAGACTTAACTGAATCTGCTGGAGATTATTTTACAATTGGTTTGCGTGATGTTACTGGTTACACTAATTATTCGTGTGACATTTCAATTTGGGGTGCTCAAGTCGAAGCTGGTTCTTATAGTACAAGTTACATTCCAACCCAAGGCTCAAGTGTAACACGCAACGCAGATGTTATTTCAAAGACTGGTATTAGTTCGCTTATAGGACAAACAGAGGGGACTATTTTCTTTGACGGATATTTTGGAAATAATTCAGATGAAGTATATTTGTTTTTACAAGCGTCAGGTAGCACTTCAATAGACAATTCTATATATTTAGTAAAAGTTGGTGTCGGAATTTCTTTAAAAGTTTTTGTTGGTTCAACAAGTCAAGTTTCTATACAAGGTGGTTCATTTACTCTTGGTCAAAGAATAAAAATTGCAGCAGCATATAAACAAAATGATTTTATTTTATATGTAAATGGAACTCAAATAGGAACAGATGTTTTGGGTAATGTACCAACTTGCTCTAATTTACATTTAGGAACATACGCAGGAGACCCAACAAATCAAATATATATAGCAAATAAAGGTATTAACTCCGCCGCCCTTTGGAAAACTCGCCTTACGAATACTCAATTAGCCTCGCTCACAACTTTATAACTATGGAAAATATCTTTAAACTATCGTACACAGACAAGGCCGCAGCAGTTGCCGACCTTTACGCAAAAGGAATACTAATCGAGGTTGATGGTATTGATGGAGAAAAACACGAAGCATACGGCAACGGAGTAGCTGCTGTGGTCGAAATCGGTCTCATCCTATTGACCCCTCCAGTAATGGAAGGAATGGAAGTAATTACCGAACCTATCTACGCTGATGGATATCACTACGACGTTATGAGTTCTGAGCTTTACGACTTCGGTGCTAACTTAGTAGAACCAAAGAACCCAAAGCACGCATTTGCTGGTCACGCAACAACTGAGGAATACATTCCACATGACGGGCAAATTCAGTAATCAAGGTACTTTATCAACGTCCGGGACTGTATTACATACAGGCCCTGATAATAATATATCTGAGTTGTATTCAATGAGATTTAATAATCCTGCTGCCTATACATTAACTGTTTCTAAATATACAGCCTCCACGACTGTCACTACTCAAGTATATTCAATAAACCTTTCAGCAGGTGATACAGTGACAGACACTTTTAAGTATCATTTAGATGAGGGAGACTATATCACAGCGACATCTAGCGTAGCAGGGACAACTTTTATAGTAGAGGGATCTGACTTACCTAATGTTAATGTGATAAGATGCAAGTAGTAGATGTAAATGGCAATATGTTTGGTTACGACCACCTAGAGATTATAGGTGCGGATGGTAGACCAAAAACATTAGACAGCGGACTGACATCAGTCGGCCTTTCAATGCCATCTGCGTTCTCTGTATCTAACAGTCCTTTAACATCAAATGGTACTATAGGCGTTACGGGCGCAGGTACAAATTCTCAATACATTGACGGTACTGGTGCATTAAGGACTTTTCCGTCATTAACAGGCTATGTCACAGCAGTCACCGCATCAGCTCCTCTAAGCTCATCAGGTGGAACTACACCTAACATATCATTACTTAGAGCCAATACAACTACAGATGGCTACTTAAGCGCTATTGATTGGAATACCTTCAATAACAAACAGCCGGCAGGCAACTATATCACTACAAGCAGAACGCTTACCATCAATGGTACTGCTTACGACCTAAGCGCTGACCGCTCATGGTCAGTTGGTACCGTAACGAGCGTTGCGATGACTGTGCCTACAGGGTTAACAGTTGCGGGATCTCCAATAACAGGAGCAGGTACATTTGCATTAAGTCTTCAGTCAGGGTATTCAATACCAACTACAGCTAATCAATCTAACTGGACAACTGCATATAACAGATCTTTAACTGCATTTAGTATTAATTATGGTGCATTTAGTACTAACCTTATATTAACAGAACAAGACTCAAGTACACTAAGTTTAAGCTTAATTGCAGGCGCTGCAGCGCAGGGGAAAATTGTATTCTTCAACGGAAGTAATTTAGCATATACCTCATTGAATGCTTCGGCACCTTTGAGTTTTGATATCAATACATATACATTTTCAATCAGCCAAGCAGGAGCGTCAACAAACGGGTTCTTAAGCTCAACTGATTGGAATACCTTCAACAATAAGCAGAACGCAATTACACTTACCACTACAGGATCAAGTGGAGCGGCTACGCTTATTGGCAGTACTTTAAATATACCAAACTACTCATCGGCATTAAGTGGCTATGTTCCGACAAGCCGTCAGTTGACAATAAATGGCACGTCATACGACCTCTCTGCTGACAGGTCTTGGTCGGTAGGTACTGTTACTAGTGTCGCTACTACAGGTCCAATTACAGGCGGTACTATTACGGGTAGTGGGACGATAGGCATCACACAAGCTACTACATCTACAGATGGCTATCTAAGTTCAACAGACTGGAATACATTTAATGACAAGCAGGAAGAGATTACATTAACAACTACAGGTACGAGTGGTCCTGCTACATTGACGTCAAATTCATTAAACATACCTGACTACTCATCTGCACCAAGAGGTAACTTTGCCCAGACAGCAAAAAGTGTACCTATTACAAACACAACTCAAGAACAATCACTAATATATGTTGATTTTGAGAAAAGAGTTTTAGATGATGGCGGTGTTGTTGAGTCTTTAGACTGCATGGAATCCGATTTAAGAAATTACGGTAGCGTTGGATCTTTATTCGTACCTGCAAATTCATTCAAAGTAGGTGACTCTTTTTATGTCAACTTGAGTGGAGTTATTAGTTCTTTAAATAATCAATCTATGGCAATACGAATTCAGTCAAATGGCGGTGTTGTGTTTTTTCCAGAATTAACTTCTACTTTAGCAATAACTACACTTACTTTAGCAGCAACCACTAATAAGTTTTTTGATCTAGTGATTACATTTACAATCAGAGCTATTGGAGGAAGAGGTGTCGCTAAAATTTTAACTTCAGGTCAATTTACATACTCAAAAAATGCATCAAGCGCTTTCGAAGGTGCTGATTTTACTTATTTAAATGAGGATACATTTGACACAACGATTGACAACACTTTAGATATAACAGCTCAATTTACAACAGCTAGTACATCAAATACAATATACAGCGAATTATTTACACTTCAAAAAATATATTAACCATGACAAAAGAACAAGCTTACCAAGTATTAGTAGATGCAGTAAACGTAGCAACTACAAAAGGAGCGTTTAACCTACAAGATGTGTCTGCAATCATCGCAGCACTTCAAGCATTAAAGCCTGAAGAAGATGTATAAATTAATACTACCTTTAATTATGTTAATAATGGCCTGTTCACCGACTAAAAGGTTTACACGCCTTATTACTAAGTACCCGTATTTAATTACAACTGATACAGTTGTAATAAAAGACACCATCACCCTCTACGTGCCAGAGGTGCACACAGACACTGTGGTGACATTACAGCAGCTTACTGACACCATTACTCTCACCAAGGAGAGAGTAACAGTGAGAGCATGGTACGTCCCAAAAGAAAAGAAGGTTTATATACAAGGTAAATGCGACCCTATATACATCACAAAGATTGTTGATAGGAAAATTCCTATCAAGTATTATGAGAAGTACCCTTGGTGGAAGAAGCTGCTAAACAACCTATTGGCTATTTTTATTATCTTTGTTGTAGTCTATACAGTGTATAGACTATATAAAAAACTACCATGAAAACTAACGCATTAATTATTTTGTCTGGAATCATAACAATCCTTGCACCGGTAGGCCCGTTGCTAACCATAGCTTTAATTTCCATTCTATTAGATGTTTGTTTTGGTGTATGGCGTTCATACAAGAAACGTGAAGACCAAGAGGCAAAATTTTGGGATGTAGTTCAGAGTCAACGTTTATACGCTACAGCAGTTAAGTCTGCTATTTACGCAGCAGCAATCACATTCTTCTTTTTAGTAGAAAAATTTATTGCAGGTGATATCATATCACACTTTATATCAATAGAGTTATTACTGACTAAAGCAGTGGCTCTATTTTTTGTTTTTATTGAAGTAAAGAGCATGAATGAGAGTTACAAAAACGTTACAGGTAGAGATATACTATCTTCATTTAAAAAGTTCATTACAGGACTTAAATCAGAAAGCGATAAGTGGCGATGAAACTACCATCCAACATTAAGCAAGTTCCAATGAAAGAATCTCAGTACATAAAAACTGAGACTAAAAAGAACATGATCGTATTGCATCACACAGCTGGTAACAGCTCAGGTGCAAGCACAATTCAAATGTGGGATAATGACGGGAGAGGCCGTATTGCTACTTGCGTTGTTATATCAGGAAAAGGACAATCTAAAAATACATACGACGGAGAGATCTGTCAGGCGTTCAGTTCAAAATATTGGGGGTATCACCTTGGCTTGAAGCAAGACATATTTAGAGCAAAAGGTGTTCCATACAAGTCAATCGACCCGATGTCAATTGGTGTTGAGATATGTAACTGGGGTCCGCTTACAAAGAAAGTTGACAAGTTCTATAACTACGTCAACAGAGAAGTTCCTATTGATCAGGTATGTGAGCTAGATAAGCCATACAAAGGCCGTAAATATTACCATGCATACACAGACGCTCAGATTGAATCTGTGCGGCAGCTAATGTTATACTGGGGTGATATTTATAATATTGATCTGACGTATCGAGAAGAAGATATGTGGGATATTTCAGTTAGAGGGTTAAAAGGCGAGAACGGTGTCTACACTCACAACTCGTTTAGAAAAGATAAGAGTGACATCTACCCATGCCCGAAAATGATTGCAATGCTTAAAACCCTTTAATTATTTTTACTAACTTTGCTACATGAAGAAGGTTGAGTCTAAATCAATTGTAAAGATTAAGGTCAAGCGACCGGGCGTTCATGCAAAAAGTAAGACGTCTAAGCTAAAGTCTTCTAAAAACTACAAAAAGAAAAACAGAGGTCAATGAAAATACAGAACTATACAACAGACCAGCCTGCTCCTGATGATATATTATTAGGTAGCAACGTATCATCTAACAATGCTACAGCTAATTTTAAAGTTAGCGATATATTGGCTTTAGGTAATGGAAACATATTAAAGTTTGATGATATGGTTGGTGGCGCCTTGACAGGTGTTGGAACTACTGTTAAATTATCAAGTGTTTTGATACCAGGTGGTAGCCTTTCATCAGCTTGTACACTTAATGCTAATTTTAGATTTGTAAAGTCAGATGTGGCAGTAACGAGTTCTACTGTTGGCCTTTATGTAAATACTACTGACTCACTTGTTGGTGCAACAGGTTTAGGTTTTGCAGTGGCAACAACAACATCAAATAGAGCTTCTTCATTTTCTAGAAACTTTTATATAAAGGGTGGTGCGCTTGGAGGATTAAACTTTGGAAGTAGTGTGCTATTAGATGAAAGTGAGATTAATTTTGTAGATAGTTCTTTAAGTATTGATATAAACTCAGGCTTATACTTCATGGTCGCTGCAACTAATGTAGGATCATCAACCACAATAACTGTTCCTTATTCAAGGTACTTAATTTATAGATAATATGTCAACAATTCCAACGGGACAAAAGTTCCACACAGTAGCTAGTAATGTAGTAACACAAGAGAGAGGCTCAGCATTAGCTAACTCACAGCGTGAGATTTTCACAATGCAAGATATTGTAGACACAGTAAGCGCAGAGATTCCTGCATATAAAGTATATACTGCTATATTAAATCAGAGTGGAACTAGTGTTCCCGTAGCTACTGTATTAGAAAATACTTTAGGTGGAACTGTTGTATGGAGTTATTCCGGCACTGGAAGTTATCAAGCCACATTAACAGGAGCTTTTACTTCTAAAACATTTTTATACATATCTAGTGAAGCTGATTATAACAATGGACCTCAACTTTACGCTCAAGAAATTAGAACATTAACTAGGATAACTGACGATATTGTTGCTTTAAAAAATATAGGATTAAATTTTACAGCAGGTGTATATTCTTCGGGTGCAGTAGATAATTTCACAAATGTATCTATTGAAATTAGAGTATATCCATAAATAAACTACTACTAATAATACAAAGCTACCCTAACCGGTGGCTTTTTCATTTTAAAATATTGCCTATATTTGTCTTATTAATTTATTATAATGGAAAAGAAAATCAAAAAAGAAGAGCTCGAAGCGTTGGTTAACGCTAACCGAGTTTACATAGATTTAAAATTTAATCTAGCAGACATCGAGATGAGCGTTCGTCGTTTAGGCGAGCAGAAAGAGCTCACAATGCAGCAACTTGAAATTGCGGCAGCAACGCTCACACAAGAGCAGCAGTCCATCTTTGAAAAGTATGGCGATGTCAGTGTAAATCTACAAACAGGTGAGTATAATTAGAAAAATTTCCATTGGTCCTGATTACATGAAGTCTATGCACTACATGGTTGGTCAGACTGTCCTAGATAGAACTTGGGAGATCAACACCATCCGTAAAGAGGATGATGGGTCTATCTGCGTTTGGATTATTAAGGATGGTGAGATTATTAAATGGAAGTCTTTCTCAGAAACAGTTCCTGTAGCTATAGAATACAAAATAGATTACTAATGAAATCACCATACTGCTTCATCATTAAACCAGTTGGTCTGAGGCGGTACGATAACATAAGGAAGTTCGGAGATACCGACTTCTATATCAGCTCCTCCCAAGAAGACCACAAGACATCCAATCGCTTTGCTGAAGTGATTAGTGTTCCTATTTACTATAACGGCCCGGTTCAACCTGGAGACACTGTGGTAGTGCACCATAATGTTTTTAAATACTATTACGACATGAAGGGCCGTCAGAAGAGCAGCTGGAACCATTTAATGGATGACTTATTTTTAGCAGAGGTTGATCAAATATATCTATATAAAAGAGATGTCAATTGGCAGGCTGTTGATCCGTTTATATTTATCAGACCGATACCGACTGAGGATAAGTTAATTAGCTCTACCGGTGCGCATGAGTCGCTATGGGGTGAGGTTGTGTATAAAACCTCCACACTGACAAATGTCAGTGTCGGTGATACAGTCTCATTCACACCAGACAGCGAGTATGAATTTATAATAGATGGTGAGACCATCTACAGAATGTATAACAAGAACATATGTCTAAAAAGGGAGAAATAGTAGAGGCGGCCAAGCAAGCAATCGATGAGTTGATCAAGGTGCTAAAGTCACCTATCATCACTCACGCTGAGGACGATATATCGGCCGATAAGATGAAGAACGCAGCGTCAGCTAAGCGTTTGGCATTTGAGGATGCCATGTATATGCTCAATAAGATTGAGGAGGAGGAGAACAAGGCTGCAGAGGGCCCAATTGTCGAGGTTACACTCGGCAAATCAGGATTTGCTGAAGGAAGAGCAAGACATGGAAAATAAGCTGTACTCCATAGTAAACGACTACATTCACAAGACTGCTCTTAATACTAAGAACAGCAAGAAGTCATGGGACTATGGTTACAACAAAGAGTATGACCTGATAGTTATATCTAAGGATGGAACCATTGGTGATATCTATGAAATAAATGGACTAAAGGTTGCTTTACCTCAACAGCCAAAGACTGTTGAGAGCAGAGGTAACAGATGGCAGCCAGTAGAGTATCCAGCTGAGCTGCAGAAAATTAAGTCAATATTTGACTGGAACCGTAGAGATAACGCGTTCAAGTCTAAGTATGTGGATATGATCGAAGATGAATTTGAGAGACGAGAGCAAGGCTTTTGGTTCATTAACAACGGAACACCGACATACATCACCGGAACACATTACATGTATCTACAGTGGACAAAGATTGATATTGGTCTTCCTGACTTCCGTGAGTCCAACCGAATATTCTACATATTTTGGGAGGCATGCAAGGTAGACAGCCGAGCGTTTGGTATGTGCTACTTAAAGAACCGTCGTTCAGGATTCTCATTCATGTCGTCTGCAGAGGCGTCAAACACAGGCACAATTGTTAGAGACGCTAGACTTGGTATTCTATCCAAAACAGGATCGGATGCCAAGAAGATGTTTACCGACAAGGTTGTACCTATCGTAAGAAATTACCCATTCTTTTTCAAGCCGATCCAGGACGGTATGGACAACCCGAAGACGGAGTTGGCCTTCCGTGTTCCTGCGAGTAAGATTACTCGTAAGAATATGGATGAGGAGCGCGATGATGATATAGATGGGTTAGATACTACCATTGACTGGAAAAACACAGCAGACAACAGCTATGACGGTGAGAAGCTGCTTCTACTTGTACATGACGAATCAGGAAAATGGGAAAAGCCAGAGAACATCTTAAATAACTGGCGAGTTACTAAGACTTGTTTACGTCTTGGTAGCCGTATCATTGGTAAGTGTATGATGGGATCAACATCAAACGCGCTTAGTAAGGGTGGTGAGAATTTTAAGAAGTTGTTCTACGACAGTGATCCAACCAAGCGATCTGCCAATGGTCAAACCAAGTCAGGGCTTTACTCTTTGTTTATTCCAATGGAGTGGAATATGGAGGGTTTTATTGACGAGTATGGATGGCCTGTATTTGAGGATCCTAAGAAGCCTATTATGGGTATCGATGGTGAGGAGATTACCATGGGTGTCATTACCTATTGGAACAATGAGGTGGCTGCAATGAAGTCAGACTCAGACGCACTCAACGAATACTACCGTCAGTTCCCTAGAACGGAGTCACATGCTTTCCGTGACGAGAGTAAGTCATCTTTATTTAACTTAACAAAGATATACCAACAGATTGACTACAACGATGCGATGATCAAAGATCGCGTCCTAACAACCGGTTACTTCCATTGGAAGAATGGAGAGAAGGATAGTGAGGTTATTTGGACTCCTGATCCTAAGGGGCGGTTTGTGGTATCATGGATTCCTGACGTTAAGATACGTAACAATGTCGTTAAGAAGGACGGCAAGTTCTACCCAGGCAATAAAGACATCGGTGTGTTTGGTTGTGACCCTTATGACATATCAGGTGTAGTTGGTGGCGGTGGATCTGCAGGTGCGCTCCACGGTATAACCAACTTTCACATGGAGAACGCGCCAACCAATCACTTCTTTTTGGAATACATTGCTCGTCCTCAAACTGCTGAAATATTTTTTGAGGATGTATTGATGGCTTGTTTTTTCTATGGAATGCCTATACTTGTAGAGAATAACAAGCAGCGACTATTGTATCACTTTAAGAACAGAGGTTATCGTCCATTCTCAATGAACAGACCTGACAAGCATACGTCTAAACTATCAAAAACAGAGCTTGAGCTAGGCGGTATTCCTAACTCTTCAGAAGATATAAAGCACGCTCATGCCAATAGTATCAACACTTACATTGAAGAGTACGTCGGAATTGACGCAGAAGGTAATTATCGAGAAAATGACAGTATGGGTGACATGTACTTTACGAGAACGTTAAATGACTGGGCACGATTTGACATCAATAACCGAACAAAACACGATGCCTCTATTAGCTCAGGACTAGCATTAATGGCATCTAGAAGACACCTATTTATACCTGTTAAGCAGGAATCTAAAATAAGTGTTAAATTTGTAAGATATAAGAATACTGGCATAAGAAGCGAAATTATCGAATAATGGATAAAACATCAGTTGTTATCTCCTCATTACCCTTTCCGGACCAAATGGCGTCAGATGAAATCAAGGCGACGTTTGATTACGGATTAAAGGTAGGAAAAGCTATCGAAGGGGAGTGGTTTAAGAGGAAGTCTAATTCAAGCAGATTTTATCAGCAGTGGGGTGAATTCCACCGCTTGAGACTATATGCCCGTGGAGAACAGCCTGTACAGAAGTACAAGGATGAGATCGCTGTTAATGGCGACATATCAATGCTTAACTTAGATTGGACGCCAGTTCCAATCATACCTAAGTTTGTTGACGTAGTTGTCAACGGAATGTTAGACAGACCATACACTATTAAAGCTGAGGCTCAGGATATTTTATCGGCTGAGAAAAAGAACGTGTTCCAAGACATGATCGAGGCTGACATGGTGGCTAAGGACTTCTTAACGATGACCAAGGAAACACTTGGTATTGACGCGTTCAACGTAAATCCAGATGAGCTTCCTGCAAATGATCAGGAGCTTTCTCTGTACATGCAAATGAACTACAAGCCATCTATTGAGATTGCTGAAGAGATTGCCATCAACACACTTCTTAAGATGAATGACTATGAGGATGTGTTGAGAGATTATTACTACGACGTAGCCACGATAGGGCTTGGTGTTGTAAAGCATGAGTTCCTTATCAATGATGGCGTTAAGGTTGAGTATGTAGATCCGGCTAACTGGATCCATAGCTATACCGAAAAAAGTGACTTCTCTGATTGTTTTTACTTTGGAGAGGTTAAGCAGGTTCACTACACTGAGCTGCTTAAAATGAATCCAAACCTTACTGACGAAGAGTTGACTGAGATTAAGAACGCAGGTTCAGCTTGGTATGACTACTTTCCGGTAGTTCGTAACTACCAAGACGACGCATTCTTAAATGAGGTCGTGACGTTATTATACTTTAACTACAAGACTCATAAGAAGTTTGTTTGGAAAAAGAAATTACTAGAGAACGGAGGAGAGCGAGTAATTCGTAAGGACGATAACTTTAACCCACCACCAAACGAAATGTTTGAGGTAGTTGAGGCTGTTCGCGACGTTTGGTATGAAGGCGTGTTGGTCGGTGGATCAAACATCGTCATTAAATGGGAGATGATGAAGAACATGGTTCGTCCTAAGTCTGCATCACAGAAAGCACTTCCAAACTACATTGCTTACGCTCCACGTTACTATAAAGGAAATATTGAGTCACTCGTTCGTCGAATGATTCCATTTGCCGATCAGATACAATTGACTCACTTGAAGTTACAGCAAGTTATGGCTCGCGTAGTTCCTGATGGTGTGTTCATTGATGCTGATGGTATTAATGAAGTTGACCTTGGAACAGGCGCTGCATACAATCCTGAGGACGCCCTTAATCTATACTTCCAAACTGGTAGTGTTATTGGTCGTAGCTATACACAGGATGGTGAGTTTAATAATGCTCGTATTCCAATTCAAGAGCTTAACTCAAACAGTGGTCAGGCTAAGATGGCTGCCCTTATTGGTAACTACAACCACTACTTGAATATGATTCGCGACGTGACAGGTGTAAATGAGGTGCGTGACGCATCAACACCACACCCTGATGCATTGGTTGGCGTACAGAAGCTCGCAGCACTTAACTCAAACACAGCCACTCGACATATCTTAGACGCTGGTCTTAATACCACTAAGAGAGTTGCTGAGTGCTTATCTATTCGTGTTGCTGACATACTTGAGTATGCTGACTTCGCCGAGGAGTTTGCTATGCAGATTGGCAAGTACAACATGGCGATACTTGAGGACGTTAAGGATCTTTACCTACACGACTTTGGTATCTTTATTGAGATTGCACCAGACGAAGAGCAAAAAGCTCAGTTAGAGCAGAACATTCAAGTCGCTCTACAGCAGCAGACAATTGACCTAGAGGATGCAATTGACATCCGTATGATTAACAATATCAAGCTTGCAAACGAGATGCTTAAAATGAAGCGTCGTAAGCGTATGGAGCAGAAGCAGAAAGAGAAAGAGATGGAGTTCCAAATGCAGATGCAGACAAACATCCAATCCTCTCAGGCGGCTGCTGAAGCTAAGTCACAGGTCATCCAATTGGAAGGCCAAATGAAATCTCAGATCAAGCAGATGGAAGTTCAAGGCGACATTCAAAAGATGCAGGCAGAAGCTGAGCTCAAGAAAGAGTTAATGGCTATTGAGTTCCAATACAACATGCAGCTTAATGGCATGCAGATGCAGACATTAAAAGATCGTGAGACTGATAAAGAAAAAGCAAAAGATAAGCGAGTTGACCTACAGGCCACTCGTCAGTCTGAGCTAATTAACCAACGTCAGAATAACTTACCACCTCAGAATTTTGAGAGTCAAGAAGATTCTCTCGACGGATTTGATTTAGAGTCATTTGGACCTAGATAGATGAAAGTAGATAGAAGAGAAGAGTGGGAAACTACTAAAAAAGTTTGTGAAGAGCTTGTAAAGTATGAAATTAATCCATCTAATGGGATTATATTAAATATATCGCCAGATTATAGTTCTTCTATATCTATGCATATAGCACATCATTTAAGCTCTATGGGTGAGATGATGGAGATGTTACATATAAATGTTCCATATCCAGACGAAGATCCTACTCCTTATAGAGATAATTTTATAAAAATGATTCCTTCGTTTGATAAGCAAAAAATTGTATTAGTAGAAGCAGGTATTATAAGTGGAAGTAATTACACATTTATGTTTAATGCATTGTCTAATATAAAAGGAAAAGAAATAATAACCGTAGCACAATATGAAAACATACACAGCATTTTTAAATGTGATGTGGTTGGAAAGTATTACGATTGGAATAAAGAGCAACTAGAGTTTTATTGGGAAAGAGAAAATAAGCACTGGGGGTAGTGAGTAAAATGAATGATAAAAGTATTTATTAACTTTGTTGAAAATTAAATTAAATGGAAAATGAATTCAAAGTAAGGTCTGTAGATTTCGAAGAGAAATCTGTAGCCGAAAAAGAAGCAGCGCTTCTTGAAGGATTAGAAGATCACTCTGGTGATAATGATACTGTAAAGATTGACTTAGCAGATCAACCACCAGTTGAGACAGTAGTAGATGATAATCCACCACAAGAGGTG